CAACAAGAAAGAGATTGAAGGGACCAGGGGCACGTCAGAGAAAGGCACTTCGCCTTGGTTGCCATTACGGATGAGTTCGTATCAAGCCAGCAGCTATGGCCCTGGCTATGTGGAGTCAGCTTGTATTGCTGATCTCCAAACTGCTGAAGCGTTGTCTCAAGCTGTTAGTGAATGCGCTTTGGTCAGTGCGCAAACAAAGCATTTAGTTCGCCCTAGTGGGGTCACAAATGCCAAGCAACTTGCGGACGCACCGAACGGTGCCTATTTGCCCGGAAATCCAGATGATGTGTTTACTGTCAGAACTGACAAAGGATCGGATATCAACGTTGCTTTTACGGCACTTCAGCGTATTGAACAGCGTTTAGCGGCAAGCTTTATGTTGTCTGAAATGCGTGATGCTGAGCGCGTTACAGCCGAAGAGGTCCGAATTCAAACGCTGCAAACGGAAGCCAGCCTCGGGTCGGTTTACGCCATATTGACTAGCGAATTCCAAGCGCCATACATTAGACGTCGGTTGGCTTTGTATATGAAAAAGGGCGGAATGCAGAAGCTTCCTGAAGGATTGGTTCAGCCAATGGTTAGCGTTGGTTTGGCAGGTGTTGGTCGTGGCAATGACCTGGAGAAGACTGCACGATTCATGAGTATTTTGCAGCAATCAATTGGTCCGGAAGGCATACAGAAGTATGTGAACAACACTGAGCTAATCAAGAGATTGAGCAGCTCAATGGGAATTTCGCCATTGGGCTTGGTGAAGAGTGAGCAGCAGCTTGCTGCCGAAATGCAGCAGGCACAGCAGCAGGCAATGCAACAGCAGCTTGCTGCAAATCCACAAGGTCTTGCATCGGCTGCCCAAACCATGCAGGACATGAACACACCATCAGAGGAACCAAATGGCTGACATCATGCCGAGTCAAACCGTCCCGACAGGGTTTGACCCACAGTTTTCTGGAGCCGAGGGAATGATTGCCCCTGGCCAGGAAGAGCTTGCCCAGCAACTTATGGATGGCGAGCCACAACCTGAACCACAAGCTGAACCGCAAAGCGATCTGATGGGAGGGAAGTTTAATTCGCAGGAAGATCTGCTCAAGGCTTACCAAGAGCTGGAAAGAAAGCAGAGCCAGCCCCAGCCGGACGGCTCCGACTCCCCTCAGCTTCAAAGCTACACAGCTGAGCAAGCCACACAAATCTATGGCGATGACATCGTTAATTCAGTGAATGAGGCTGGATTAAATATGGCTGAACTGATGTGGAAGGCCGATCAAGGGGCAGACATCAGCGAGCATTACGACGCTCTTGCGTCAGCAGTAGGTGTCCCCCGTCAGGTGGTGGAGAACTATGTCTCAAAAGCTCAAGCTGGCGGAACAGAGTCAGGTTCTATTTCTGATGCTGATGAAGCTCAGATTCTGAATGAGGTTGGAGGCCAGGAGGCGTTTCAACAATTAAGCGGTTGGGCCAAGGAGAATCTTGAACCTGCTGAGCTGTCTGATTACAACGGCATCGTTGATAGCGGAAATAAGCAGGCCATTCGCTGGGCGCTGAAAGCAATGCAGGCACGCTCTACTTCTGCTGCACCGTCAGAACCAAAGCTGATTCGTGGTCAAGCCCCTGCGACTGAAGTCCGAAAGTTCAACTCACAGGCTGAGGTCTTGGAGGCAATGAACAAGCGCGACTCCAGAGGTCGCAAGCTGGTTGAAGTTGATACTGAATATCAGCGCAAGTTTGCAGAGTTATTGGATAGGAGTGATTTATTCGGTTAAGTTGTGAGCAGGGATACTCTGCACCACTGCAACTGATCGGCCCCTGCGGGGATAACCGAAAGGATTGGGAGGACGCGAACCCTACGCAAACTTCAATTCTTTTTAATCATGGCTGACGCTGATCTCAAACGGTTGGGTCAAATTAAAGGCACTGGCGGCTCATGGGCTGCTGGTGCTGCTGCCCAAGATGGCTACAAGGCTCTATTTCTCAAGCTTGGGAGTGCTGAGGTTCTTTCTGCTTTTGAAGAGCATTGTGTCTTCAAAGGTAAAGTTAAGGAGCGCACTATCAGGGGAGGCAAATCTTTAGCCTTCCCCATCAGCGGCAAGCAAATTGCTGCTTATCATAAGCCAGGGACTGAGATTACAGGAGGAACTAATGATCCTAGCGATCTGAATGAGCGCATTATTAATCTCGATTCCTTGATGGTGGCTGATGCTTCAGTTGCCGAAATCGATGAGCTTATGACCTATTGGCCAGCACGCCAAGAAATAACCCGCGAATTGGGGAGAAGTCTTGCATATGAGTTCGACCGCCGTCTTTGTCGCATCATTTTTGCTGCTGCAAACAACGCAACTGAGCCACTTGCTAAGGCCATTAACACTGGCCGTACAGGTTCAACAGTGACTCTTGGCACTGACTACACCGACGCTGCTGCCACTAGGCAGGAGAAAGGTGATGCTTTGGTGTCCGACATCTTCGACGCTCGTATCGCGATGGAGAAGAAGGATGTTCCTACCGATGATCTTTATGCCGTATTTGGCCCTGAAGATTATTACGCAATCACGATGAGTTCCAGAGCTATTAACACGGATTTCACAAGCGGTGGTGGTAACGGTTCGATCGCTACTGGTAAAACTCTGATGGTGGCCGGGATCCCTCTTTATTCATCCAATAATGTTACCCAGGCCGCATATACCCTGGTTGCTGGCGATAACAACGCTGAGTATGCACAAGACCTAAGTAGCAACAAAGGCCTTGTTTTCCACCGTGACTGTGCAGGCGTTCTGTCCTTGCTGTCTCCTGCCCTCCAGGTGACATCAGGTGATTGGAATGTGAGCCATCAGGCAACTTTACTTTTGGCTCGTCAAGCACTCGGAATGGGTGTGTTGCGTGCTGAGTGTGCCGTTTCGATCGGCGTCTAGGCTTAGGCTTAGGGAGAGTATGGGGGTGGCTGGGTCTTCGGACCTGGCCCCTTTTTTTATGGGCTTTAGCATGTAGTCATTACTTGTGCATGTGACCGATGGGTAGTATCCGGCAGGCGACGATTCCAGGGCGGACGTCGCTGCTGGAAGCCGTCAACGTGTTGCTGCGCAACATCGGGGAGATGCCCGTTGACAGCCTGGAGAACCAGCAAATTCAGGACGCTCGTATCGCTGAACAAACCCTTTTGGAGTTTGCAAAAGAAGGGCAACTCAGGGGATGGTCATGGAACAGAGAAGAGGGTTACCCCTTCGACCTAGACGTAAGCACTGGAGAAATTGAGGTTCCAGCTGCAGCGGTGAGCTGGTTGGTTGACCCCTATCAATATGACGGTCGCTATGTCCTTCGAGGGACGAGGGTTTACGACAAGAAAAATCGATCGTTCAAGATTGCGGCAGAAGACGCACCAATCAAGGCTGATGTGATTTGGATGCTGTCTTGGGATGAAAGCCCGGAGGCGTTTAATCGATGGACAACGATTCGATCAGCGCGAGTGTTCTCAACGCGGATGCTTGGATCCGACTCGGTGACGAACTACACCGCTGTTGATGAGCAAGCAGCCCTGACTCAGCTGATGCGCGTGGAGATGGAACAGTCTCAGCCCAATTCACTTACGGGCGGGACCGGCCCGATGCCTACTTATTTGGCAGGCAGCGGCATCCATCGCGGTATTTACGGAGGTGTTCCAATTGGCTAATCTCGTCAGCTACGCAATTCCTAATTTAATCCAGGGAATTAGCCAACAACCGGACGCACAAAGAGACCCCAGTCAGGGGTCAATACAAATAAATGGAGTCTCTTCTATTGCAGAGGGACTGCGTAAGCGTGATTTCACTGAGACGGTCGCTGAGGTTTCGTCAACAGGATTTGGCGATGCATTTATCCACAGCATTCTTCGCGACAAGAAAGAAGAGTATCTGACAATAATAACCAAAGACGATATTAAAGTTTTAGGCCTAGATGGGACAGTGTTTCCTGTATCCAATGCCAACCAAGCTGCTGCATATCTTGGGACAGTAACGGATGCCAGGCAGCAAATCAGAGCTGTCACTATTGCTGATTACACGTTCATCATCAACTCCAACACGGTTGTTGCGATGGATCCGGCGGTGGCACCAAAGATCTCACGCCCCGATCACGAATGCTTGATCTGGGTTAAACAGGCGGCTTACGGGAACGAGTATGTCGTAAATGTCAACGGGAATCAGGTCAAGGTTGAGACGCCAGTCGCGCCAGTCGTCTCAGACGGGACATCAGTCACCGAAAACAGGATTGACTCAGCGGAGATCGCTAAGCAAATCAGGCAAGGGCTGGATCCTGCGCTGGCTGGGTACTACACAACATCCCAGTCGGGTTCTGTCATTTGGATTAGGGGCAGCGGCCCGATCACGGTTAGCGCAACTGACGCCAAAGCCAACAGCACGATCACCGCGATTCTCAATGAAGTCCAAGCTTTTACTGAGCTGCCAACAATCGCGCCTAAAGGCTATCAAATAGAGATCCAGGGAGATCCTGGAAACAACTTTGATGGCTACGCGGTTTCTTTCTCCCCCAGGAGCGGATCTTTTGGAGAAGGTTCATGGGAAGAGACCGTTAGCCCAGGCGTGGAGTATCGGATTGATCCGTTGACAATGCCGCATGTATTAATCAGGAAAGCTACTAATCCAGTTGAGTTCTGGTTTGGTCCTGTAGACGGTCAAGTGGTTGCTGGCATCCCTAACGATGTTCCTGCTTGGGGAGAGCGTACTGCTGGCAACTATGAGACCGCGCCGGACCCTAGCTTTATAGGTTATTCAATCAACGATATTTTTATCTATAAAAACAGACTGGGCTTTTTGGCTGACGAGAATGTTATTTTAACTCAGACAAGAGAGTTCTTTAAGTTCTTTCCTTCAACGGTCACGACGGTTCTTGATACAGATCCGATTGATCTAGTGGCTAGTAATAACCGCGTCTCAGTTCTTAAGTATGCAGTCCCTTATCAGGATGAATTGATTCTTTTCTCTGCTCAGTATCAGTTCAGATTCAATGCCGCAGAAACGGTCTTAA